ACATTATTTCTCATGAAACATTCAGTACATCAACATTGGGATCCTCTAAAAGTTTGTTTGGTTGGAAGATCATATCCCCCTGAGTTTTATAGTAGAGTAAAAAATCCAAAGGTACGCTCTGTGATGGAGAGGATAGCAGTGGAGACTGAGGAGGATTATCAAAAACTGATTACATTATTAGAGAAATTCAATGTAAAGGTATTGAGAACTGATATATCTGATGATGTAAATGACTATATCAATTGCAATGACCAAGGTATAGTCGATGCACCACCACCAATGTGCCCTAGAGATTTTACATTGATGGTTGGTGATACATTCTTCATGCCTGGTAAAGCGTACGGAGAAAACTTCAGTGTGAGTGAGGTGTGTAGTGCTGTGTTACATCACTGTCTAGAACAGTCGGATGCAAACGCTAGAAATTTTGCAAAGACTATAGAAGATCAAATAAATCCTAACAATAATACTTCACCTACTGTGGCGTTGATGAAATTGAGAAGTAGATTGAAGAAAGATAATCATTGGGAGATTGTGAAAACTATAATTGACATAGACCCCATACGTGAGATGATCATACAGTCACAGACACAGACGATTGGATCTAATGTAAAGTTCCCAAACAACAAAAAATTCTATGCTCTAGACACAGCAAAGCAGTGGTTAGAGGATAATAATGTTCCTGTAAAGTATGATCAATATCTTGGTGGGGCTACAACTTTTAGAGTTGGTAAAGACCTAATTTTTGGTAATGTAAATATGATTGATGCCACACTAAGAGAGTCATACAAAAAAAAGTGGCAGAAATTATTTCCTGATTACAGGATACACACAAAAGATGTGGGTTCTCATGTGGATGGTACAATGCATCCTGTCAAACCAGGTTTGATAGTAGCTTTGAGTGGTGTGGACTTCAGCAAGTCATTTCCTGATTGGGAGGTTGTAAGAGTAGATGAAAGAGAGGGATGGAAAGACTTACGTGGTTTCATGTCGATGAAGAGAAAGGTAAAGGGTAAATGGTGGGTGCCTGGTGAGGAAGACAATCAGGATCTTATAGATTTTGTAGAGAATTGGTTGTATGATTGGGTCACGTACGTAGAAGAGACTGTGTTCGATATCAATATGTTTGTAATAGATCAGAAGAATGTGGTGGTCAATGGTTATAACAAGACAGTCTTTGATGCTTTTGAAAGGCATGGTATCACACCTCATCCTTTACCTCTTAGACATAGATATTTTTGGGATGGTGGACTGCACTGCATAACATCTGACATAAGCAGAGAAGGAGAGCAAGTGGATTATTTTCCTGAAAGAAATGTATAGAGTAGTTTTTATCGGTAAGATAAAAAATCTTACACCTGAGTATGAGAAATACAATGATGACCTTTATGCTAGTGCAAAGACACTTGATGGATTTATAGGTATTGATAGTGAGGTTGTTGATAATATCGAGATTACTATAAGTAAGTGGAAAACAAAGAGTGATGTGATGTCATGGGCTATGGATCCACTACATGTTGAGGCAAAGAAAAGAGTCAAAGAGTGGTACGAATGGTATAAGTCTTATCACCTAGACTAGGCATTTCTTTCGGCTAAGAGAATGTGTTGAAATGACAACATGACCTCTAAATATGTCAGAACTTAGGAGGATCATGCATCACAATCTAGTTTCTTATAATGAACTAGCAGGTTCATACGAAGACCCACATAGTATGGAATTATTATCAGAGTATTATGAGTGTCTTATAGAATGTAATGATGATCAACATACATGCAAAAGAATATGCAAAGAGGTGCTCATGTAAGTATAAATACTTGCATGCAAGATAGGAAAGCAGCTAAAAAATTAATAAAGAGAGCAAGGAAACATCCTAAACTATACTCGACATCTGAAGTGATATATGCTAAGATGATCAGGAAGTCTATAAAAAAGGATGAAACCACGACAAAAGAAAAGTAGAACATACTATTACTTCTGGGGTATTGCAACCTTATCAGTAGTATTCGGACAAATTTATGTCGGAAACGGGTTCCGCAGAATGGCAGATTCTAACGATGGTATATCTGCAGATATAAATCTGCTTGTGGAGGTTCTTACGGCACCTTCACCTAGAACAATGCCTGTGCCAAAAGATTGGGGTGGGTATGGTGGTCGAGAAATTAACCCTGATAAAGTTCAGTACCTTGATTTTTACGATGATAATATGTCACGAAAAGATGAGTCACCCTACACATATAGTAGATCATCTAATCCAAAAGTATTCTGCGGAATATTTCTTGACGGGCGATGATACCTACGGTTATCATTACACAGGTTATCACAAAAATCCAAACAACTCACGCTCTAATGTCAACATAATGGCAACAGAGGGTAATTTTATTGATAGGGAATTGATAAAATTGTATGTACCAAAACTAAAGTCTGTTCTAGGTAGTTTAGGGTTGATACATAACAATACAATATACTCTTTTCAGAGTATGTGGGGACAGTTATACAGGAAGAGTTTGGGAGGTGCAATTGATGTGCACAACCATTACTCACACCCAAGAGACTTATTATCATGGGTGCATTTTGTAAAGGTTCCCGAACAAAAGTGCTTCTACTTTTACATAAACGGTGAAAAAATTTACCCTGATACACAGGGGTCATCTGACATGATATTCTACCCATCATATGCTAATCATGGTGTAGATGTGTTGGAAAATGATGAAGATAGATTCGTCGTTGCTGGAAACATCTCACAAATCAACTAATGAAAGCAGTTCTATGGTCAAAAGACAACTGTCAGTGGTGTGAAAGAGTTAGACAACTCTTCGCTCATTGCAAGATAGAATACCTAGAATACAAACTTGATAAAGACTTTACTAGGTCACAATTTATCCAAGAATTTGAGGAGGGTGCCACCTTTCCACAGGTTCAACTTGACAACAAACACATAGGTGGATGCAAGGACACACTACACTATCTGCAACAAAAGAATCTGATTTAGATTCACTAAATAAAGGAGCAGAACTAATGTTGAGCAAGTCTCAACAACCAACGCTGCACAACTGGAGAAAACGAATGGAACAGGCAATCATTGCCTTGAGTGTCACAGTAGGAATACTCACACTCGGTCTTGGAGCAACAATCGGATACCTAATTCGTTGTTATGTCCAAGAAACCACTCCACAATACTCCCATCCAGAAATGTTTGATGCGAATGGGAACCCATTACCCGATGAACTTCTTGCTATAAGATTCGAGGGTGATCTAAAAGACACTGATGATGACTAATTCATGGCAAAATTACCAAACAATCCTTTAGTATCTGAACTCTTCAGAGCAGTTCATGGTGCCAAGACTAAAGATAAAAAGATTGATTTATTGAAGGCACACAAACGTGATGACGTAAAAGCGTTACTCATTTGGAACTTCGACAAGGGCATCGATAGTGCTGTGCCAGAAGGGTCAGTGCCATATAAACCAAACGAGTCACCTAAAGGAACTGAAGGTCACACAAGATTGATTCATGAGTGGAGAACACTCTACAACTTTGTTAGAGGTGGCAATGATAAGATATCCAACATGAGGAGGGAAACTTTACTCATACAATTGTTAGAATCACTAGAGAAAGAAGAGGCAGAGATTGTATGTCTTGTGAAAGATAAAGATCTTCAGAGTAAATATAGAATTACTAGAAATGTAGTAGAAGAAGCGTATCCTGAGATAGTCTGGCGTGATCGGTGAAGATCCTAATAGATCTTACAGATTATTGTAATGCAAAGTGTCCACTCTGTAGTAGATACAAAAGGGGAAATGATTTATCACCTGATGAGTCAGTAAATAGATCTCAAGTAACTATAGATCAATTCAAAAAGTGGTTTCCAACCTTGGAGGGTATCGAACAGATATACTTCCAAGGTTCTTTTGGTGAACCAAGTTTATGTAATGACATACTAGAAATTGCAAGTTATATTGTTGGAGTTGATAGGTGGTGTAATAAGATAAAGAATAATAATACAAAGTTATTGATGAGTACAAATGGTGGAACCAATGGCACACACTTTTGGAATCGACTTGGTGACATATTTTCAGAGGCACCCAAAGGATCGTATTGTATTTGGTCAATAGATGGTGTCAAAGACACTCTTCAAAAGTATAGAGTCAATGTTGACTATGATAAGGTTATAAAAAATGCAAGGTCATTCATAGAGACAGGAGGACCTGCAGTATGGAGGATGCTTGTCTTCAAACACAATCAACATCAGGTAGCAAAGGCGAAAACTATAAGTAAATTGATGAAGTTTCGAGACTTCCAACACACCAAAGTCAATAATCTCTATGACTATAGTGGTAATGGCGATGGGACATACACTTACACTTATAAAGGGGAGGCACATACACTTGAGGAGGCAGATGATAGTAAGCACACATCAAACATAGGGGTCGCTTACAAAGACTCGGAGATAAAATGTAGATATGGACATGGAACCAATGACATCACCCTTAGAATCGATTCTAGAGGGGTTGTACACGCATGCTGCTATCATCAGTCAAGACTTCGATTCTTCTACCCTGATTTTTATATCAATGATGATCCGAAACCTGCTGTGTTTGGTGCTGTTGAAAATCAATGTGGTGGTGCAGGTGGTCACTTACAAGAATTGTATTGGGAGACAATCATACCTTTGATAGAGGATCAGGGAGGTATTACAAGTTTGTCATTAGATTACAATAATCTAGAGAAAATATTAAGGTCACCCTTCTACTCCAAAACTTTAGTCCAGTCATGGCAAGGGAAGTCAGTGTGTAGAGAATATTGTGGTATCAATCGATACAAAAAAACTTGCTAAATATTTGAAGATATGTTAGCATATCCTTACGTTCATCTCGCAAGAGACGCAAGTAAGTCAGACACGGAACGGATACGTTCATCCCTTCGGGGACGCAAATGTTGACTGAAGGAACGGGGCAAAAATCCCTACTACTTTGGAGAAAACAAATGACAAAGGTCACTTACCGTGGCGTTGAGTACAACGCTGAAGAGTACAACGCAAAGGTGCTTGCAGAAGCATCAAAGCGTAACAGACACGATCTAATGTATCGTGGACTCAAGGTCAACAGCAAGGCATCACCTTGCAGCTAATGAGAAAGGAGGGTTGACCCCTCCTTTTTTTATGCTATAATTTTGTCATGGATAGAGACAAACTAAAAGTTATAGTATCTGATCTTGAGATGCTATTGTCTGCTCTCAAAGCAGAGGTGTACTCAGATACTGAGTCTTATAGATATGATGATATAGATCCACATGAGATGGACTATGACGAAGAGTTCGAGGGAACATGAATGTAAGACTTGTCAGTATCACACCTGACGCAGAGAAAACAATGGCATACATTGCCAGAGTTTCAAACCCAAGTAATCAAGAGAACGAAAAGTATGCTGGTCTCTTGAGATATTGTATCAAACACAATCATTGGTCTGTGTTTGAGCAAGCGACCATGACTCTAGAGATAGAGACAACTCGTGCTATCGCTGCACAGATACTAAGACATAGATCATTCACCTTTCAAGAGTTTAGTCAGAGATATGCAGATGCTAAGTTGTTAGAGACGATTGAATTGCCTGAGTTGAGAAGACAAGACTCTAAGAATAGACAAAATAGTATTGATGATCTTGATCCTAAGGTGGTTGATACATTGAACAAACAAATGATTACACTATTCAGTAGTGCATATTCTTTATACAATCAGATGCTTGAGGATGGTGTAGCAAAAGAGTGTGCTAGAATGGTGCTACCTCTATGTACTCCTACAAAATTATACATGACAGGTTCATGTAGATCATGGATACATTATATAAATTTGAGATCAGCACATGGCACACAACTTGAGCACATGAAGATAGCAAAAGAGTGTGCA